TTGTGCGCAATTATCTAAAAAATATCAATTATATAAATAATTAAATTTGGAGATTTTTAAATAATGAGTATTTTTATGTTTGGCAAACAGAAAGCGCAAGAACAAACAATTAATAAAGAAGATTTTGAAAAAATGTTAAAAGATGCAAGTAAATATCTTATAACTTCTTCAATACAACCAGAAATCCAACTTTTAACCACTTCACGCGAAGTGAAGCATTTAAAACAACAAATTTGGAAATTTTCACATAAATAACATTTGACTTTTAATAAAAATTCTGATATAATATTTATGTAAGAAAAAGCAAGAGCCCTAGTCCAGGGCTGACTAAATGAAAAGGAGATTTAAAATTATGACTAATTTCAATCAGGTAGTTTCTAATTTCGTTGCTTCTCAGAATTCTTATCCTACTCGTAAGAATATTTGCAAGGCTCATGCTTCTTCCTTCATCAATGCGATGAAGCAGGAGGATAACTTCAAGAATACTGAGAACGGTGCAGTAGCAAAGAAGTCTACTATGTCTAAGCTATATGACCTATTCGCGCTTGGCGGTTCCTATCGTTCTCGCACTGAGAGCGATTGTATCGTTCTTTTTAAGGCTGCATATCAGGAGAATCCTACTTATGCCCTAAAGTGCCTATGGTATCTTCGTGATATTCTTGAAGGTCAGGGTGAGCGTCGTTTCTTCCGTGTTTGCCTAAAGTGGCTTGCCACTTATGATAAGCAGGCTGTGCTACGCAACCTTGATACCATTGCTCGTGATGGTTTTGGCCGCTGGGACGACCTATTCGTTCTTTTTGATACTCCTTGTGAGGATGCTGTTATGAAGCTAATTGAGAATCAGCTCATTAGTGATATGAAGGCATACCAAGCTGGTGCGGCAGTATCTCTACTTGGCAAGTGGATTCCTTCTGAGAACTCTTCTTCTGCTAAGACCAAGCATAATGCTCGTCGTATTATTGCTGCGCTACATGTAACTCCTCGTGAGTATCGTAAGACTCTATCTGCCCTACGCGAGCGTATTCATGTAGTAGAGCGTCTTATGTCCCAGAATCGTTGGGATGAAATTGATTTCTCCCATCTACCTTCTCGTGCTGGTCTAATCTATCGCAAGGCTTTCGAGCGTCGTGATATGATTCAGCAGAAGTATCGCGAGTTCGCGAAGGATACTTCTACTAAGGTAAATGCTGGAGCACTTTATCCATATGATGTGGTAAAATCTGCTATTAATGTAATGAGTTCTAATAGTTATTGGGGCCACTCTAATGTTGCTCTTGACAATACTCAGCGTCTTATGGTTAATAAGTATTGGGATAACCTTACTGATTACTTTAAGGGTGGCGTTGCTAATATGATGGTAGTGGCAGACACTAGTGGTAGTATGACGTCTACCTATGGAACTTCTATTGCTCCTATTACTATTGCCACTTCCCTAGCTATTTATGCTGCTGAGCGGGCGCAGGGTCCTTTTGCGGGCCACTATATTAGCTTTAGCCATCGTGCAAGACTAATAGAAGTCAGCGGTGTCGATTTTTGCGATAAGGTAGATCGTATTGTGCGCGCAAATCTTTGTGAAGATACGAATATCGAAGCTGTCTTTGATCTAGTGCTAGATACTGCTATGAAAGCACGTCTATCTCCTAAGGCTATTCCTAGCACTTTAGTAATCTGCTCTGATATGGAAGTAAATCGTTGTAGCGATATGCGCGGCGATAAGTCTGTTTTTATGGATCAAATCCGTCGTAAGTGGAATAATAAGTGCAATGGTCGCTATGCTTTCCCAAACCTTGTGTATTGGAATTGTGCCGCGAGAAATAACACTTTTATTGATGAACCTCGCGCTGGCGTTACTTTTGTTTCGGGCGCATCCCCGGTTTTATTCGAACAGGTTCTAAAGGGAGTTAGTGCGGTTCAACTTATGCTAGACAAGCTAAACAGCGAGCGGTATAGCGTCATCCACTAATAAAAAATATCCTAAAATGAAATAAAAAGCCATAATAACACGCTATACTTATTACTTAAATAATGAAAGGAGGCGGTTATTATGGCTAAAATTATTGATTTAACAGGACAAAAAATTGGACATTTAACAGTATTAGAACAAGGAAAAAAACAAGGCGGTAAATTATATTGGAAATGCCAATGTGATTGTGGGAATATTTGTGAAAAACAAGGACAATATTTAAGAGCGGGTAAGTATACTCATTGTGGCTGTCAAACAAAGAAGAATAATCAAAAAAATGAAAGAAGCACAAATTTGATAGGACAAAAATTTGGAAAATTAACCGTATTAGAAAAATTAGAAACTCGTCAACGCGGATATGTTATGTGGAGATGTCAATGTGATTGTGGAAATATTAAAGATATTCCTACAAATTATTTGACTAACGGGCATACCACTTCTTGTGGATGTTATTTTAAAGAAACTCACGGAATTGATTTAACAGGAAAAAAATTTGGCCAATGGACTGCTTTATATCGAGACCCTGATAATCATAAAAAATGGATTTGTAAATGTGATTGCGGAACTATTCGTTCTGTTCAAGGGTCCGCGCTAAGAGAAGGTATTTCTCAATCTTGCGGATGTATTACTTATTCAATTGGAGAAAAAAATATTGAAGATATTTTAAAAGAAAATAATATTTGTTATATTAAAGAATATACTAATTCAGAATTAAATAAAAAACGTTTTGATTTTGCTATTTTAAAAAATAACATTATTATTCGTTTAATTGAGTTTGATGGTGAAGGACATTATGAAGAAATTTCTCATTGGAAAAATAGTTTAGAATATAGGAAATCTCACGACAAAGAAAAAAATCAATACGCCCTCTCCCACAACATTCCCCTTGTTCGTATCCCATACTGGGAACGTGATAATATTACTTTAGAAATGATTATGGGCGATAAATACTTAGTAGGAGAAAATTTATGACTCAACTTTCTGCAATTCAGATTCCAACTTATTTAACCAATACTTCTAAGTATTGCGTAATAATAATTTTAGTTTTAATTACTTTAACTATCTCAATCAAGTGTATTTGTTCTATTATAAATACTATTCGAGAATGCATGCATACTGATTTTTCATGGTTAGATGAAGATGATGATGAAGATGATGATTGGGACGAAGATGACGAAGACGAAGATGATGACGAAGAAGGTGATTTTTAAAATTATCTTCTTTTTTATTTGACTTATTATAAAAATTTTGATATAATATTTACAGAAAGGATGAGAAAGGATATAATTATGTGTGATTTTTGTAAAATTAGAAAATATGACCCTAATAATTGGATAAAAAATCTTAATACTTGTTTATGTGATAGTGAATTTACTCATGTTTATATTGGGATTGCTTATCCGGATGAAAAAGATAAAGTAAATAAAATCGCTATTTGGGGTTCTGGTGAAGATAGAACTGATTATTACTATCCTAAATTTTGTCCTGAATGTGGGAGAAAGCTATGAATTATTATATCTACCTCGATGATGTGCGCGAAGATGATACTTGGTTTCGCCAGCATTTGAATACCGAACATTGGGTTCCTTGTATTGTACGCTCTTATGAGGAAATAATTCATGTTCTCAACCATATGCGTGATTATATGGCTGAAAATGAGATTCTTATTCTTGATCTCGACCACGACCTTGGAGAAGAAGAGGATGGCTATAACGAGCTTTCACGCACTGGCTATGATGTGTGTAAGTGGATTGTAGAAAGTAATTTTCCTTTTTTCTATTTTCATATTCATAGCCAAAATGCTGTTGGCGCCACGAATATGCGTCAACTCCTCACTCATTATGGATATAAGGAGATTTAATATGGTTTTTGAAGATTTTATTAAATTATATGATGATCTAACTGAACAAGAACTTAAACTTATAGAACATGCATATTATGAAGGGTATAGACAGGGGTATGATGATGCTTATGAATTCTGGCGCAAATAATATTTGACTTTCTCTAAAAATTCTGTTATAATTATTACAGTAAATGAGAAAGGGAATAAATAATATGAATGATTTTCAAGAGATGCGAGAGCAATATAAAGAAATTTTGCGATTGCGTAACTATAACACTGAATGGATAAATACTTATCTTACCGAATTTGATGAAATTGTATCAAAGCAATTATGGGATATTTTAGTTCCTCTGATGGAAAGTTGTAATATTCAAATAAGAAAGGATATATAATATGAAGAATTTGCGTCCTGTATATCGAGATATTAAAGATTGGGCTGTTCTTGACGAGCGAACTATTCATGATTTTTCTGATTCTGAAAATTCTATCGAAGTTGTAGAAGTTCTAATTGGCACTCTTCATTATGAACATGTTGGAATTAATCAGCACTATGAAGAACGTCGTACTCCTATTATTCGTTGGATTACTCGAAAAGAATATGATTATCTTCGCGCGAATGAAGGAACGGTAATTTGGTAAGAAAGGATATTAATTATGCGTAAATATGAAAAGATTGAAACAATTTTTTCCAGAGATATGAATGGCACTAAGAAACTTATGCCTGGTGTATTTCGCGATCCTACTATAGAGTTTCTTGTTACAAATAAGTGGATTTGGACTGAAAAAGTTGATGGAACTAATATTCGTGTTTATTGGGACGGTCATACTGTTTCTTTTGGTGGCCGCACTGATAATGCTACAATTCCTGCTGATCTTGTAAATCGTCTTAATGAACTGTTTGGTGGCGAAGCTAACGCTCAAATTTTTGAAGAAGCCTTTGGAGAAAAAGAAGTAATTCTTTTTGGAGAAGGTTATGGTTCTAAGATTCAAAAAGGCGGCGGGAATTATATTCCTAATGGTGTAGATTTTATTCTTTTTGATGTTCTTGTCGGTGAAAATTATCAAGAGCGCGAATGGGTAGAAAAAACTGCTACTATGTTTGGAATTAAAGTTGTGCCTATTGTTGGTAAAGGAACTCTCTGGGAAGCAGTAGCTTTTGTAAAGGATCATCCTATGTCTACGATTGCTGAAAAAGAGCATGAGATGGAAGGATTAGTATGCAGACCTGCTATTGAACTTAAGAATAGACGTGGAGAACGTATTATTGTCAAAATTAAATGGGAAGATATAAAAGAACTTATTTAATATTTGACTTCCAATAAAAAATTTGGTATAATATTTATACAAGGTGAGGGAAATAAAATAAATAATCGCGCGCAGATTATTTAAATAAAACCTTAACTTGACTACCCATCTATAGAGTGGTAGGTAAAATAATAATCTATAGAGGTTTTGGAGAGATTGCATAAGTGATTTCCTCACTCCACGCTTCCTAAAAGCAAAATAAAGATGTCACCACGCCGTATAGTGTAGGGTGGACTACGAACCTGGATTTATAGGTAATAACAACCACAAAGGCAAGCCTTCGGTCGTCGTTATCCGCCTTTAATTAGGAAAAACGACATTTAATAATGCGGAGTGGAGCAGCGGTCAGCTCGTCAGCCTCATAAGCTGAAGGTCGGTGGTTCGAATCCACCCTCTCGCTACCAACGCTCAATAGTTTAATTGGCTAAAATTTCCCGTTCATACCGGGACGACTCCTAGTTCGATTCTAGGTTGAGCGACCAACCAGTCTTTTAAAGATTTTCCTGTAAAGAAAACTTAAACTTTTCCGAATGGAAAAGTTGCGTTCACGGTTCGCATTATAACCCGTGACGGCATAACTTATGGAAAGCCTAATCCGAAGTAAGATAGGTGTTATGCTAAGTTATATTTGGCTGACAAGGCCACCACCAGATGGGTAGGAAACTAGCGTCCTACTACTAAATAGGGTTGATCGCCTATAAGGTAAAAGCGGAGCACATTGAGTCGCCGCACTGGTGTTTCAACGCGTTGATTTTTTGCGGGTGTGACGCTTAGAATATCACACACTTGTATGTAAGTCGTTAGGAGCGACCCCAGTAGAGTGGCTTCGCGTCTGGATTAACAAAACGCGCGGCAATGGCACTTTATCCCGAGCGTCTTCGTCGCAGTGCTACTAGTAAGGAGATTTTGACGAAAATCTCCTGAACCAAGAGGGAACCGCTTTACCAGTTCAGGGTTTAAAGAAACTGGTCGGAGTAACGAAACGAGAGTGGTATTATATCGCGTTCGGTATACTAACTCTGCCGTTAGAATAGTGAGTATACGCACTATGAGTTAAATCTCCAGTATATGTTGCAAACGACCTGGAATAATAAAGTCGTTAGAAATGGCGTCTTATCTCTTACCTTCTCGTGGTGACGCCGTGAGTACCAAGAGGTATTATTTAATACTGAGCGTGAAACTAAAAGAGATATTAAGCAAGATGGAAGGAAACGAGTAGGAAGAAGTCCTTTATGGGGAGTGCACACCCTAACAGCCGCGAGTAAATACCTGTGATTTACTCAACCAATAGTAACGGCACTTGCTTAGTGGCGTTCCGCGGCCACGATACTTTGCGGGCTTTATTGATTCGGGAGGAAGTGTCTGTAGATGAACTTCTCAGAGTAATCGCCATAATCGAATCAGCCGTGCGGCTGGCATAATGCCGCAATATGCT